GGCAACGCATAAGGCTTGCCAGTGGTCTCCTGCGTGTAAGTGCTTGCGGCCTGACGAACAAAGTTCGCCGGGTCGCTCATCGCTTGTTTGACTGCCTCATCCGTAGTTGGTTGCGAAACATCGCTTCCAGTTCGTCCTGGGGCAACTGCTTCGTCCCGTACTCTTTCGACAATGCCTCGACCCTCCCCTGCAGCCGCTTGAGAACGGCTAGGGCGGACTCGGTAGAACGGTCCTTCGGTGGTTGTTTCATAGGTGACTCCTTGGTCTGCCATTGTGCCAGGCATAACTTGTCTTGGCGCTACCCCTTGTAGCGGTTTTGCCAACATTCCCTCGCCGCGCATCGCCTGATCAACGGGTCTTAACATTTCCTTACCGGCAGTTTTTGCCGCTTGCCTCAGAGCGCCGGCAACACCCGTGGTCGGTGGCAGCATGGCCATTTGGGGCAGGAATGGTGGCAGCTTGAGGTCTGGCATGTCCTCGAGCATCTCAGCGCCTTTCTCGAGGTATTCGATACCCTTCTCAGTCTGTGGCAGGCGAAGGTTCTCAGTGATAAAGCCTTGCGCTGCTTCGCCGGCATGCTGGCGTGGTGTCGGATCTCGTGGGTCGCCGCTCTTGATTGCTTCTTTGACGAAGGTGCCAACGCCTACCGCGGGTGACGCTAAAGCACGGGCAACGATAGGCGCACCAGTCAGCAGCACGTCCAGCCCGCCAGCGACTTGCGGTGCCACGCCCTCAATGTCTTGCAGGATGTTGCCTTGGCCATAGCCGGGTAGCGCACTGACACCACGCTTGGGCGTCTTGCCCATGAACCTGGTCGTGGGATCGCCACCGTCTTGCATGTGGACAGGACCGCCTGAGGCCATCTCTGGCGTGCCATTGATCTCTAGCATCTTGATGGACTCTTCTTCGCCAGGGAAGACAACGAAGTTTGATGTGCCTTTGCCAGTGCCACGCGACCCTTGATCAAAATAACGGATGCCAGGAACGCCCAATTCCTTCATGTGCTCTGCAAATTCCTGCGGTTTAAGAGCGGCTCTTGCAATCTCAGATCCGAGCGGGTCTTTTTTCCCGTAAAGATCCATTGCCATATCACGAAGCGCATATTCGCTTTTATTAATAGCTTCTTGCACTGCTTTTGGCTGCTGACTTAGCGGCTTGTCCCAATCAAGCATTTGGGCAATCTTCTCGTCAGGTATGTCTACTTTGTATATTTGCCCACTCGCGGCTTTAGGCGCAAGACGATCTACTGCATCAGCTAATGCGCCATAAGTTCTGCCATATTTAGATGAACGTATTTCACTCGCAATCTCTGATGATGACTTACCCATTATTAAATCGCGCACAACCTCGTTTGCTTTTGCTTGATACGCAGACTCTAAATTTTTCGGCACGTTTCCAGATTGTTTGAATAGCTCCCCTACCAAGTCAGAAGATCTAATAACTCCTTTGGTTGTGTCGTACATACTTGCTGATGTGCTCGATTTGTACTGTTTTGCTACGTCTGGACTCTCAGCAAAATACAGCCCATGACCAAAAGCCTGAGCGCCTTCACCTGTGCCGATCTTGCTTGCATCAAACTTCTTGAACTTGTGCGGCGAGCCATGGTAAGCAATCAGTTCTGCAATGCCTGGCACCTGCCCGACCTTAGACATCGCTGAAGCGTAAGCAAAGGGAGATAGTGCGCCAGCAATGTCACCCAGCACGCTTGTAGCCTCACCTGTGCGGTAGGCTGAGGCAAGCTTCTCTGCTTGCGGGTCCATCACGCTATAGCTCGGGTCCATCCCAAGATAGCCCTGAATGGCTTGGCGTGCAGGCTTGGCAGCGGCAAGCACTGCGGACTTGTCTACCTGCTCAGTGGCACGCTTAACGCCTGGTGGAAGTTTGCCGCCCTTATCCATGTGGACGACACCGCCGTCCTTTAAGCCAAGCCGCTCACGCAGGCTTCCGCCGTCCTTTAACCCAAGCCTTGCCCGTAAGTTGCTCATGCTAGCCCCTCATGTTGTGCGGATGATACCCATAGGGACTTGCAAAGTCTATTGTTTGGCTTTAACATGCGCTTGTTGTCGTTGCAGACAATGTGATTGAAGGCCGTTTACTCATGCTCTCGACCCTTGTTGAAAGACTCGGGTTCTGCAACCGAGAGCAGCAGTAAGCGGCCTTTTTGCATTGATGCTCGGATCACAGACCAAAGTTTGCTGTGAATGGAGTGGGACTCAGAACCCAGCCGAAACCGATAACTGGCGCAGCTAGACCGATCACCGCCGTAACTGCGTAAGAGGGCAACGGGGAACTGTTTCAAGCCCAACTGATATGAGTGACCTCGCAAGAGGGATGGCAGACCAGAGACAGGGGTGCGCGACACCGTAACTGCCATAGTCAGTCCATGCGTAAAGGCTGGCCCCATGTAGCGATAACGATTCCCGTCCGCATGGTACTCACTAACCTTGTTAACTACAGGGTTAGGTGAGTATTTGCCCAGATCGCTCCACTCAAACCCTCCGCATATATAACTCAGTATTAACTTATAGGAGGGATCGTTATGAATGTTAGAGAGTATCTTTGCGCGAAATACAAAACTGATCAGCCGGGGGCGATCCTTGCCATGGAGTGCAGAGTGTTTGGTATTCCGTACCCTTTGCGTAGTGGCTGGCTTTATCGGTATGGCGACATTGAAATCACGCCGCAAATGCGCGATACGCTGATTCAGCGTTTGCTTGCAAGCAACAAAGAATCTGCCTGGGCGGGGTTGCGAGTTTTTGCTTATGGCGTTGACAAGCTTGAACTGCGAGACGCTGAATTGTCGCTGTTCTGATTTAAGCCGCATACGGATTCTCTTTGATAACGCCAGCGTCGATCAGATCTTCCTCGTCATAGTCGTCTGGCGGTGGCGGGTCGATACTCAGCCAGCCGGCATCCCTGAGATAGCGCAGGCTCATCGACATGACATCCACGAAATCATCGTGTGTCGTATTCGGGAAACTGCAAACTTGCGTGAGCATGGCCTCAGCCCAATCCCTGACGTAGCCTGGCCTGTTAGTTGATTCAGGCACATAAACCTTACCCGCCTTGATGACGTTGGCCACGATACTCAAGCGCTGGATCTTGTCGGCATTGCCGGGGTTGTAGGATCTCACCGGAATGTGAGCACGCTGCAGGTCTTGGATGAGCACGATACCCGCGGCCTTGTCTTCCACGAGCACGAGGTCAACCCGCTTGGCATCCTTGCCTTCGCCGAAGACGATCTCGTACTCGTCTAATACTTTAGGCTTAAGGTCAGGGTACTGCAGGCGGTCTTGCCAGGCATCAATGATTAGCACCCGCATGCCGCCGTCTTCTGGCTTGTAGACACCGAAGGTAATGCAGGCCGTCGGGTCGTTCTGCGTCTTCTCAGTGAAAGCACAGTCGTAGGACTGGACGATGAACTCCAGCTTCGGCAGAGGCTTGTCTGCAGGCCACAGGCGAAACCAATCCCGCTTGACGATACCGCCTTCTTCAGCGTCGATGATCTCAGCGTGGATCTCTTGCCTTCCTAAGTTCGTGCCTTCGTAACTTAGGATCTGCCGCTTGAAGTTCTCGCTTAGGTTATCGAGGTTGGCATAAGTCGAAGCAGTCGTTAGTACAACGTCGTCACCTTCCCTTGACATCAGATCAATGATTAAGTCTTTAGGCTTTGGCGTGGTCGTGCAGATCAGCCTGGTCTTCATGTTCTCGAGCTTGAGTCGCATGCCAAACTGGATCTGGTCCCAGGCTTCTTGCAGGTATTCCCACGCTGCCAACTCATCAAGCCAGCCACCGTGGAACTGCGGGCCGCGGAAGCGCTCCGGTTCACTCGCGGGTATGCCCTTGATCAACGAGCCGTTGGTTAGGCGTAACTCGTGCAGCGCCTTGTTGTAATCAGCCACTAGGACGGGCGGAATGACCTGCAGGAGGCCCGAATCACCCTCAAAGCATGTAGCCCTCACATCTGATGATGTTGGCGCCGCCACGAGCCATCTGGTGGCTTTGTGGGACCATGCCCACCAGGCGATCTGCTCGGCTGCAGTTCTTGTCTTGCCGGCACCCCTGCCAGCTAGCATGAGCCAGATCGACCACCAGTCACCCGTCGGCAGGATCTGGTGCTTGAGCGCTCGCGTGAGCCACATCATTCTCCAGCCCCAAGCCGCAGCCTGGTCAGCAGGAAGTTTGGTGTACTCAGCCCTTACCTGCGGATCACGCAGTAGGGTCTCGAGGTCACTTGTCCCCAAGCTGCCTCTTGGCTTCGAGGTTCTTCAGCATAGCGTCGAAGATGGATATGTCAGCCTTAACCTCGAGCGGGTTCTCAGCGTCGCCAGCATGCGTGAGGCGATCACCGTATTTCTTGGGGTT